ATTTCTTTACAATTGGCAAAATGCCATCGTTTCATATTATTATTACCACCTGTTTTTGAACAATAAGGGCAGGTGATTTTTTTGTAAGATTTGCCCTTCCCGGCTTCGCTAATCTTCTTTTTTGTTTCTGGTGAATGTTTATTGCCCATATGTGATTCACTAATCCTCTTTCGTGTTTCTGGTGAGATGATCTTTCCCATCGCGGCCTCACTCATTTTCGCACGAGTTTCAGATGAAATAGTTTTGCCTATTTGGGAAACACTCAACTTCTTCTTATGTTCGGCCGAATGATGTTTTCCATAATTATGATTTTTTTCACCTCTATGAGCATCGCTTATTTTCTTTCGGGTTTCTTCTGAATGGTGTTTTCCAGTATTGTCAAATCCCAGTGGAGCATTCATCTGATTATAAAACTCTGAATTTCGTGCCACATCATACGTTTCGTGCAGCCGTTGTTCGTCAATGCTTGCAATTTCTCTTGTGGGAAAAGTGTCAATAATTGTTTTAGTGAAAGCTTCTGGTTCTACCTCCATAGCTTTATTGAGTATTTTCGATGAACCCATATAGTCAGAATCATTTTCTGGCAGACAATTGCAACTACGAACCCCAATATATTTCATTTGGTTGGTCGTATTTGTAATAATGTAAGTATAATGGAAAGTATAAATATTTTTAGGCATGACATTCTCCGCAATAGAGTGTTGTGATTAGAGAGGGGGGATTGTTTCTGCAATCCCTCCTTTTGTATTTATGAAAAAAGAGTTTTTGAAACCCCCCCAAAAACTTACATAGAATAAATATAGATATGAAATCATAAATATTTGTAACCCTTTATGGAAGTTCTATGGCACTTACAATCAAGAAAAAAGTTCAAAATTATACGATAGATCAAGGCACGACCTTCGAGAAGACGATAACCGCAGAAAGTTCGGCTTCTGTCGCTGTAACGATATCTTCTGGTACAGTTGCAGGCGCAATGGTCAAGAATTTCTCTTATTCACCTATCCTCAAATTAGAAGATTCTATTGGGGGAGAGTTATTGCTTAACAGTACAGATGGGAGCGGAGGTGATATAGGGGATAATATAACAATCGAACCCCAATCATTTTCAACTTCTCTTACTGGTGCAAACACCACATTTTCTCTGACCGCAACTCAAACAGCGGATCTCGCCGAGGGAAAATACTACTATAGCCTTACGTATACCCAAAGTGACGGAACAACCAAAGAACGACTTGCAGAAGGACTCATTACAGTCGAAGCATCTGCCTAAATCAATAACGGATAAATGAAACTATGTCATCAACACAACCAGCATCAACTACAGAACTGAAGGAATACGCACTGAGAAAATTAGGTAAGCCGGTCATTGATATCAATCTTGCAGATGAACAAATGAATGATATGATTGATGAGGCGATCCAAATGTTTCAAGAGTATCATTTTGATGGAACGGAATTACATTATTTACCAGAACAAGTGACTGCGAGTACATTGACTTTTGCAAGTGCATCTACTGGAACATTTCAGACAGAAGAAACAATCACGGGCGGAACATCAAATGCAACTGCAAAAACACATGAAGTAACAAGTACTACCGTTCTGAAATTTAAAGAACACAAAGATGGAAATGGACTCCGAGCAGCAAATACTTCTGGTGCTACATTTGTTGCAGGAGAAACAGTAACAGGATCAACCTCTTCTGCAACTGGAACAGTCCATGCAACACAAGCGACAGCCGTTGTATTTGGAAATGCAGATACACGATATTTAACAATTGATGATACGATTATTGGAATACAAGATGTTTTGCCAATCAGTCGGGCACTTTCTTCAAACGACATGTTTTCGGTTGAATATCAGTTTAATCTAAATGAACTTCCAAGCGTTCTTCAAGGTTCTGGTGGATTGGCCTATTTTGCATCTACCAAACAAAATCTTGCTCTTTTGAATCAAATGTTTTCAAGTGGAACATCACGACAAATGAGATTTAATCGCATGACAGATAAACTTCATCTGGATATGGATTGGGATAATGCAGTTGATATTGATGATTGGATAATTGTTCAATGTTACAAAAAGATTGATGGTGCAACTTATACAGAAATATACAACGACATCTTTCTGAAAAAATATACGATTGCATTATTTAAGAAACAATGGGGTCAGAATTTAATCAAGTTTGAAGGATTGCAATTGCCAGGTGGTGCGACATTGAATGGAAGACAAATTTATGATGATGGGAACACAGAACTAGAACGACTTGACGAGGAATTGCAACTGAAATATCAGTCGCCTGACAACTTTTATGTAGGATAATCGAATGGCTACAAATTCATACTTTCGTACATTTGATGCGGAAAATGATCAAGAACTTTTACATTCGATTGTCACCGAATCAATTAAAGTAGTTGGTTATGATGTAAATTACATTCCCAGAACACTTGTCAACGAAGATACTATTTTAGGTGAGGATTCTATTTCCGAATATAAAGATGCATATTCGGTAGAGATGTTCATCAAGTCCGTTGATGGTTTTGAAGGTGAGGGGGATCTTGTTTCTAAATTTGGTCTGGAAGTTCGTGATCAAATCATATTTTCACTTGCAAGACGAGCATGGGAAGGTTTGGATATAGGAACTCGGCCGAAAGAAGGTGATCTCATCTATTTTGGGTTGACTAGCAAACTCTTCCAAATCATGTTTGTTGAACACGAACTACCTTTTTATCAGACTGGCGCACTTCCAACATTTGATCTGACTTGTGAACTCTTTACTTATTCTGAAGAAGCACTTGATACTGGAATAGATGCAATTGATGATATTGAACGACAACAATCTTTTGTTCGTACATTTGAACTGTCTGGTATTTCTGGAACGTTCACTGTAGGAGAAACAGTTACAGGCGGAACTTCAGCGGTTACAGGTGAAGTTGCAAGGTGGGATTCTGCAACCAGTTATCTATATCTCATTAACATGACAGGTACATTCACGTTGACAGAAATCATCACTGGTGCAACAAGTCTAGCTACTGGAACCTATGCAACTAAGATTACAACCGATGAGACTACTGAAACATTACAGACAATTGATGATTCAACATCTGATAAAGTAAGTAGCACTAAACAGTTTGAAATTGATGCAGATTCAGTATTAGATTTTACTGAAACGAATCCATTTGGAGATAATCCGTAATGTTTGGAACATATTTTTATCACCAAACCTCAAGAAAGATGGTGGTTGCGTTTGGTACATTATTTAACAATATTGAAGTTCGTAGAACTGATAGTAGTGATGCAGTAACCGAAGTTATCAAAATTCCTCTTTCGTATGGCCCCAAAGACAAAATGTTGATTAGGATTAGTCAAGATCCAAACCTAAATCCAAAAGTGGCACTTACTGTTCCACGAATGGGATTTGAGTTGACTGCAATGTCTTATGATGGTGCAAGAAAACTCAATACAATGGGTCGAAATGTGAAAAAAGGAACAACTGGGCTCAAGAAACAATTTAATCCAGTACCGTATAATTGGGATTTTTCTCTTTATGTGTTTGTGAAAAATGCAGAAGATGGAACACAAATTTTAGAACAAATCCTTCCATTCTTTACACCAGATTTCACAGTAACAATGACTTTGGTTTCTGGTATGACTGTTAAAATGGACATTCCTTTGATATTGAATTCTGTTTCAAGTGAAGATACTTATGAGGGAGATTTTGCAACCAGACGGTCTATTATTTGGACATTATCTTTTATTATGAAAGGGTTTTTATATCCATCTGTCACAGATAATGCAGCTGTTATTACTTCTTCGGTTGTAGATACACATATTATGTCTGCCGCTACTGCTGCAGATCCAGTTTATGTCATTGCAGAAGATAGTACTCCTTACGCAAGAAATTATATGATCCTAGATAAACATGAAATAGATGATGCAACACGAATACGAATATTGTCGGAAGCATCAGAAGACGCCTCTTCTGCTGGACAAACAGTTAGTAGAACAACTGTTGAACCAACATCTACTGGTGCTTTAACAGATGATGATTTTGGATTTAGTGAAACCTTTGAATTCTTTCCACATGGGGAAACACACGATCCAGTAGCCGGAACTGATAGTTG